AAGTTCCAGCTTTTACACCGTCAATTAAGTTTACGCTATCAGTTCCTGCTGTTAAGACTTCTGTTACTGTTTGTGCCATATTATTCTCCTTTTATGTTGTTACCCTTCTAGGGTTTCTATTCTTGATTTTAAATCATCAATTATTGTTTGTTGTTCTTGTATAGCTTTAGTTAAAACTGCAACTAAATTATCAGTAGTCATTTTTAATTTATCTGCTTCTTCATTGTCAGCTATTACAAGACTATCACCTTCAGCAGCAATAACTTCTTGTGCTAAAAAACCATATTTAGTTTTACCAACTGCTGTATCGCTATCTCTATTTTCTCTAAATTTATAAGATACTGGTCTTAAACTATTAACTAAATCTAATCCAACTGGTATGTCTTGTATTTCTGTTTTATCTCTTTGGTCAGAAGTTACTGTCCAAGCTACATGAATATATGCATTTGTTATAGCACTATTTCCCATTACAATTCTGTCGCTTTCTGAAGTAACAGTAAATGGACTGTTTGAACGACCAGCATCTTCTCCTATCAATACATTACGAATACCTGAAGTAACATCATATCCAGCAGCTCTTCCAACAGCAGTATTACCACCAACTCCTGAATTATTTTGACCTAAAGCATAAGCACCAACTGCTGTATTTTCCCCGCCTGTAGTAATTGCAATACCTGCGTTATTTCCAATAATAACATTATCAGTAGCAGTTGTATGAGCAGTTAACGCGTTATAACCTATAGCAATATTACCTGAACCTGTAGTATTAGCATCTAAAGCTGCATAACCTAACGCTGTATTATTAGTACCTGTGGTGTTTGCTGTTAAAGCTGCATCTCCAACTGCTGTGTTGTTATTTGCGGTAGTGTTTGCATCCAAGGCTCTATTACCAACAGCTACATTATTTGAGCCAGTAGTATTAGCAATCAGTGAGTTTCTACCTACTGATACATTGTATTGTCCAGTAGTGTTTGTTTGTAAAGCACTTACACCTACTGCTGTGTTGTAAGATGCTGTGGTATTTCCATAAAGTGCTGCATAACCCAAACTTGTATTGTAATTACCTGTTGTGTTGCTGTCTAAAGCTTCATTACCTACCGCAGTATTTACTGCACCTGTGGTGTTTGCTGTTAGTGCGAATTTACCAACTGCTGTATTTGTATGACCTGTGGTGTTTAAGGTTAAAGCATCCCTACCAACTGCTGTGTTATTAACTCCTGTTGTATTAGCTGCTAAAGAAGCCATACCGATAGCAGTATTATCAGATGCAGTAGTATTTGCTGTTAAGGCTGACCTTCCAAGTGCTACGTTGTTTGAGCCAGTGGTAATAGCATCACCTGTTAATCCTCCGATAAGAGTATTGTGTTGTCCTGTGGTTAAAAGCTGTCCTGCCGCGTAACCTACAGCTACGTTATAAGAATCAGTAGCTGAAGTGAAATTTTGAGTTTTAAGAGCTTGATAACCTATTGCTGTGTTTCTAGCACCTTTGGTATCTAGCAAAAGTGACTGATACCCTACTGCTGTATTATATGATGCAGTATTGCAATATTCTAAAGAAGATTTACCGATTGCTACATTATAAGACCCAGTTGTTACTCTTAACGCTGAACCCCAACCAAGTGCAGTATTTTCAGCACCTGTGGTGTTGTCTGTTAAAGATGAATAACCGACTGCTGTGTTGTTATTAGCAGTAGTATTAGCATCTAAAGCGTAATTACCAACTGCAACATTAAATGTTCCTGTGGTATTTGCTCCTAAAGAATTTCTACCTATTGCAGTATTATTTGAGGCAGTAGTGTTAAGAAGTAAAGCATCCCTACCCATAGCAACATTATCTGCACCTGTGGTGTTTGCAGCTAAAGAACTTTTACCAATTGCTGTATTGTTTGATGCGGTGGTGTTTGATGATAATGCTGATTCTCCAAAAGCAACATTTTCACCTCCTGTGGTGTTTAGAAGTAAAGCTAGGTAACCCATTGCGGTGTTATTAGCACCTGTTGTAGTTTGTGACCCTGACGCAACCCCTACCGCAGTATTTCCATCTGCTGTTGTAACATTTTCTAATGCAGTTCTTCCTACCGCAGTATTAAAATCACCTGTGGTAATAGCACCTGCTGCGTTATAACCTACAGCAGTGTTTCTTATTCCTGTGGTAATTGAATCACCTGCAAGACCACCTATCAAGGTGTTTTCATAGCCTGTGGTTATATCATTACCTGCTTCGTGTCCTATTGCAACATTGAGTGCAGTGCCAGTTGTATTTTGATTTTGTAACGCACCAGCACCAATGGCAATATTTAAGTTGCCTTGAATTTCTGTAGCAAGTGCTTGATAACCTAAAGCTACATTTTTATCACCATCAGTAATCGCAGTACCCGCTTCATCGCCTACAACAACATTATAATTACCACCACTTGTAATGGAGTTACCTGCGTTGACACCTGCTCTAAAGTTAGATGTTCCTGCTGAAGCAGTAATAATGTCTGCACCATCTGCAAAGGTTACGTCTGCTGCAAAGTTTACAGCTCCGTCTACGTCTACCACGTCTAAGTTAGTAGTTCCGTCTACGTCTATATCGCCTGTGACTGTCAAAGCACCAACATTTATACTAGCAAAAGCATCAAAAAACGCTGCTCCACTTCCTGCTCCGTCTGAGTAAACAACTTTAGTATCGCCTGCGGGAATGGTGATGTTTGCACCTGAGCCTTGAGAAAGAATAATATTTTGAGAGCCACTTGTAGCATTCTCAATAATCCATACTTTAGAAACTGTATTAGGACCAATCGTAATAGTACAAGCTGAATCCAAAGTACCTGTATATTTAAGGTACATCGATCTGCCTGGATCAGTTGCTCCGTCTGCTATGGTGGTTGTATGCGTATCAGCGTTAGTGGTGATGGCTTCGGTGCCATAACTAAAAGCTTCTGCAATTAATTCTAAGTTGGTGTTGGTACTTGTTCCCCAAGTCCCTGACTCATCACCTGTAGCGATTTCCTTGAGTCTTAAATCATTTACATAAGTTGCCATATATTGCCTCTGTTTGTTATTCTACGCTACTTCTTCCCAAGTTGGTATTTGAGTTTCATCTATTTCTGAAAAAGAAGATGATTGCGTATCAGTTATAGTAGTATAGTTTGGAGTTTGGTTTTCATCAATACGTGACCATATTAAAACTTTACCAACCTCTCCTGTTGCGCTAACTCCATTTGGGAATACGTTTGCTTTTGCATTAAAGGTAACAGTTCCAACAGACCCTGTTACGCTATACCCTACTACAGAAATGTTATTGTTGGTTACAAGAGAAATAGATCCTAGCGCAGATGTTCCAGCAACTCCTGTTGTAATAATAACATTTGCATCACCCTCAATACTAACAGAAACATTTCCAAGGGTACTAACTAGGCCATTTAATGATACAACAGCTTGTGATTCTGTGGTAACTGTTCCTAAAGCAGATGTTGCTACTTGACTGGCTGGAGTGACGTTAGCTTCAGCATCAACAGTTAATGTGCCTAAAGCAGAAGTTCCAACTTGACTGCTAGGAGTTATATTTGCTTTACCTATTTGGGTTACAGTTCCAAGAGCTGAAGTAAGCTGAATGCCTGTAAGAGTTACATTTGCCTCAGCATCAACTGCAATTGTTCCAAGAGCAGAAGTTCCCGCTTGCCCTGTTGGAAAAACATTTGCTTCTGCGTCAGCAATGACTGTTGGCGTTCCAACAGAAGAAACAATAGATGGAAGTGTTGCAACCGCTTGTCCGTTTACTCCAACTCCGCTTACAGCTCCAGTAGCACTTTGCCCTGTAACAGTTACATTTGCTTCTGCATCAGTTGCAACAGTACCTAAAGCAGATGTTGCTGCTAGGCCTGTTAGTGTTACTGGTGTAGCTTCTCCCCAAGCACCTGAACCCCAGGTACTTCTGCCCCAGCCATTAATAATAGCCATTTAAGGCTAGGCGATTCTTATAATCGCTGTAGAAGCTGCTGCTGCTGGGAATACAATAGTGAAGTCTCCAGCGGTAGATGTTTTATCTCCACCAAAGTCAATTGTTGCTACTGATTTATTTGAATCGCTTGAGTTGTAAATCATGCAACCTCTAGCTGTAATGGTAGCTGTACCAAAAGTTAAATCAGCAAAGTCTGTAAAAGCTGTTGTTCCAGAACTTACTGGAGTTACATTTGTTAAGTTAGCGCCACCAGATGTGTAGTTAGTACCAGATGCTTGACCTGTAGTAGTAAACGAAGTAGTGGTAGCTCCTAAAGTTGCTGATGAAGTATACAAAGCCAGTTTAAAAGTATCAGCTCCAGTATCGAAATCGTGATTGCCTTTTAAAAGCTCTACTTTAAAACTTGTTGTAAGTGTTGATGTAATTGCCATAATTATAGTTTCCTAATTAAATCAGAAGCTTGAGTTAAACCTTCTTTATCTAATTTATTATTAATTGTAATCCTATCAGATTTTATAGCATTTTGCATATATTGTTCAATAACTTTTGTAATGTTGTCTTTGTAAGTTTTAACTTGCTCTTGTATTTGTTCAGGAGCATCTTCGCTTGTTTGAATGATTCTATCAATACAAAGTTTTGCCCAAAACTCAGGCGGATGGCCGCCTTCGTTTGTTGTATGAACTTCTATTACTCCTAGCTCTGGGCCAGCTTTATAACTCATTACCATTTGTTAGGTTCTCCTACTTTATTTTTTTTAAGGTGACTATCATTTCTATCAATCAAAACGGGTTCTTGCTCTTGTTTAAATTGTTGCAGTTGACTTCTTTTTTTAGCAATCAAGACTCCTTTCTCATCTGTAATAACAACTAAAGGGTCATCTAAACGATGATATCCATAAAGCTTTTCATCTGCTGGAACAGCTGTATCGAGAAGATAGCTAGTAGAAGCAACTTCAACTTGAATGCCATTAAACATAGCTTTACTTAACCAAAATTCTACAGAGGCTCTACCCGCTTCAGCAAAATGCAAATTACCTTTATAACTAAAATCAATTCCAAACATTTTAATTTTGCCAACTTTATTCCAAAGAGCGAAAGCTACTGCATAAGAAACAGTGTTGTTAAGATAATGAGATCCGCACCCAGCTAAGACTTCATCAATTGGATATTCAATTAGGCCAGGACAACGATCATCTAATTCACATGTGTAAACTGGGCCTTCATGTTCAGTAAGAAGTTTGGCCATACTATCAGTTTGACCCCCGGCATCATCTCCATCTAAGAACCTAGATGCTGGATCCATCATAAAAACTCTGTCATGGTAAATAACAGATGCCACCGCATTGATAGCCCACACTTCATCAAAATGTGATCCATGTGATTTTGCTAAATTATAATCAAACCAGCTCTTGCCCATCCCGACAATAGCCACAGTCTTACCTTCAAGCTTCTTGATTGGTTTCATTTTCTCTCTCCTTTATGTAACCGTTGTTCTAAGCGAATCGTATCTGTATTCGTCTTTTCTTCCTCTGGCTTCTGCCATGTTTTTTAATCTTGCAATTTCTTCTGCAAATCTTGATTGATATAAAGCCATCATGTCAGGATCGCCTTTCATAAATATGTACGCCTCTATTAAGCTTCCATAAAGTAATGCATTAGAAGCGTTTTCAGAAAGCCAAGTTCCAGAAGTTTGGGATGTTAAACTAGATGGTTTGTAAAGATAATGAAGCTCAACGTTGTAGTCTTGATCTGGAACAGGGGCAACAATAAGAGTAGATCCATTATCAGAACCTGTAGAAAGTTCTTTATCAAAATCTGCATAATATAAAGGTCTGCCTCTTTCTGATGTAGCTGTTGGATCCGGAGCATACTCACGCATAAAGCTTGTATGTTTTTTATCTAAATAGTGATAGTCTCCATTTCCATCAATAACAGCTAAAGAAAAACTTAATTGAAAATCTGATGGAGCTGTAAGATATGTATTTCCAGTGGTTAAATTTCCTGTAACATTTTTTCTAAAAAAATCAAACTGAACAAGATCAAACAACCTTTCTTCGCAAGTTTCAATAAAATCATTTATTGTATTTGTAAAAGTTGTTTCAGTATTCTGAGTATAATTTTGTATTAATGTTGTTAATTCAGCTAACGTCATGATGTTATAATTGTAACCTCTCCAACAGCACCTGTCATTTCAGGAACTAAAAAATTTGTTCCTATAATATCTGAGCTCATGTAGTGTTGTTCATAAATATTTGTATAGATGACTACCACATATCCTTCGCCTACTTCTTTATCTGTATTAGGCCTAGGCTCATATAAAGCCTCTGGATCCATTACATGAGGAAGTGGTTCTAGCTGAGGATGTTTTGGTTCCCAACATTCAGGACAAGTCTTGAGACCGTTCCATTCTTTTTTTAATTGATTAAGAGGGTACTCAAATGCACATCTATCGCATTGTGCTATTGCATACTTGCCTGAAGCATATGCCATGGTTAGTATCCTTTGCTGTAAGGAGCTATTCTAAATGATGCTCGATCTTCATCCTGTGATAGAGCTCTTTCAAACTCTTCTTCGTACATTTGTTTTAACATGCCAACTCTGTCAGGAGCTTTCTTGATTGCAATGTAATATGCAAGTCCAGCTGCAAAACAGGGATAAAATCTAAAAGGCATATCCATGGTATTAGTCCCGGCATCAGCATCATCCATTCTTACTAGCTTATTAAAAACTAAAACATCGGTTGAATTTTCTGGAGCTGGCCATATTTTTAAAACAGGAGTTATTAGCTTGTCTAGAAAAAATTGAGAAGGTCTAGACTTGGTAGACTTGGTTGGTATATTTAAATACTCACTTCTGCTAACTCTAGACATCTGAAGATCTAAATCAGTTCCATCAGTGTTTCTTCTAATTGAACAATCTAATATATCAATAACATTAGAATTTAATGTGTAATCGTTTTGACCTTCAGTAACCGTTTGTGTTGCTTGTTCTATGGTCCACTGATTAAGACCACGGTTAGCCCATTCAGCAAGCATAAGATTAATAGACCGTCTTGCAGTTTTTAGATCATAACCAGTTCTAAGCTCTAGGCCGCATCTTTCAAATGCTTCCTCTACGAACTCAGCTACGTTTGGTTCAAAATCTGTACTTCCTGAAAGTGCCATTATTTTTTACGCTTTGTTGTTTTAAGACTTTTTTCAATAACTTTTGCTTGTGCAAGATGAGATTTAGAAGCTTTTTTTAATGCACTAACTAATTTCTTTTTTTGTGCAACTGTTAATTCTGCCATTATTAATCCTCGTTATATAAGTTATCGAAAACTCGATTCACGTCTAAGGTATAGTCTAAATCAGATTTAGAATAATGTATATGTTGAGACGGCCTAAAGTCGGGCGCTCCGTCCCCAACTTGGAACCAAGCGGGGTGCGTAACCCTGACCCTATTGTTTGGTAACGCAACTATATTTCCAGTCCATTCTCCTGCGTCTAATAGCTCTAAAACATGACTGCTTTTATGTTGCGCTGGATCATCGGCTATCTCACTTTCAGCATAATCAACAGTAAAATAATATTTTGCTGGAAACATTTTTCCATCTATTTTAGCTAGCCAAGGGCAGGGAGTTGCTCTATCAATAACGTAAACAGAATTATGGTGAGAAGAACAATCCCAAGGCTGAGCATCGTAAACTTGCATTGGATTTGGCCATTCGTCAAAAGGAGTGTCGCCAACTAAAGCTGTAATAGGCATTCTAGCCCACATAGCTCCACCATGTACTGTATCCTCTGGCTCGCCATCAGCTTCTACCCCAGTAAATATAATATGAAATCCTAGACAACGATTTGGCATCGTGGTCACGCCAACTGCCATAGCGTGCAAAAATTCACCATGATATTTGTCATGGTTATGGGTATATTCTTTCCTTACCCAGCATTTAAAATGGGGTATATTGCTGTAAAGATAGGGCACTATTTACTTGCCTTTCCGCCCTTTTTGTACCCCTTTACTTTACCGCCAGCTCTATAGCCTTTTACTTTACCGCCAGCTCTATAGCCTTTAGTAGCCATACCGCCATTAGACATTTTTTTTACGCCGCCTTTTTTGCCACCTTTAGAGTAGCCTTTAGTTTTTTTGTGCATTACACTCTCCTAATAAAACTTAGTTTTCTTTCTTCTGCCGTTCATTACTTTACCACATCCTTTAGCAATTCTAATTTCTACGACATCACCTTCTGATTTTTTAACTCTACCTTTTTTCCAGCTAATTCTTTTAGAGCTAGTTTTTTTCTTAGCCGCTGAGGTACATTGAGCTTTTGTTGGTCTACAAGCAGGGTAACTTCTACGTTTTTCACCTTTTTTTCTACCGCAGGGTTTGCCTGTTTTACAGTCAATCCAGCCTTTGCCGTCATTTCTGTCAAACCATTTTTTTAAACTATCGCTAGCCATTATCCTAGTTTAGTTTTTCTTCTTTTGCCTGGAAGCATTTTGCTAAATCCTCTAGCAATAACCTCGCCTCCACCTGAAAGTTTCTTTTTTGATTTATTGCCCCAGTTTTTTGCTCCCACTTTT